ACAACTCTAGGATTAGAACCACCAGCATCAGCGTAAGATCCCATCATTTCAAACGCTGTGCTGTTATTCAAATATGATTCAATTACGGAGCAATGCGTAGAATCAAGACGAGAGTAAATTCTTGTAGCATATGTTGTATAATTACCTGCTGCCCTTAGTTGTAGTGAACCATCAACATCTAATTTTACTGCGGGGTTATCGGTGCCAATACCAACATTACCACCGCTTAATATTGTTAGTTTTCCAGTTCCAGATCCAGAAATATTTCCGCCTGTTCCTAAAATGAGTGTATCGGATGAGTTACCATACAGTATATAACCAGAATCAACTCTGTCTGAATCTCCAAAAAGTACGCCAGTATTTCCAGAGTCACTTGATATTATAGAAATATATTGACTATCTGATCCATATATTTGTAATTTTTGACTTGGATTATCGGTGCCGATGCCGACATTTCCAGATGAAGTTACACGAACTTTTTCTGTCACGTTTGGGCCGCCAGGCCCTCTAGTTCCTATCGTTAATGCTCCATTAGTGTCACTTGCGTTTTCACTGACTACAGCTATACCAGCATAACAAGAACTACCTGTAGTGGCAGAAACACAACCTAAAATTAAATTAGTATAACCACCATTTGTTGCATTATCTAAAAATGTATGTGTATGTCCATTAAAATTAGTTGGAGAATATGTAGTTGCATCATTTTTTCTAACAAAAAGTTTTATATTATATGTATTATCCGTTCCGATACCAACATTGCCAGTTGAAGTTATACGAAGTGCTTCTCCAACTCCTCCAATATAAAGTCCTATAGTTGAACCTTGAAGACCATTTGGAGCATAAGCAGAAGTTACTCTGTTATAAGAAACAATCGCCTGAGCATTATTTGGATTGAACTCTAGTCCAGTAGAACCATTACTTACAACTAGTTTTCCCTCTGGATTATTAGTCCCGATGCCGACATTGCCAGAGGCAGCAATTCGCATAGCAGGAGCTATACCGTTGATGTTATCAGTTGCTCCGTTTGCTGTTGTGCCTGCGTTGACAGAAAAATCTATTTTATTATTTCCTCCACCACTATCACAAGCAATGATCAATCTATCTCCGCCTGCCTCGTATCCAAAATAACCAACGCCATATCCAGAAGCATGAGTTACTAATAAAGCATCCCCTCCATTATCTGCTCCTATGGTTAAATGACGAGTACCAGTTGAACCACTATCCGTAAAATCACCAGCTGCGGAAAGCGTTCCTAAACGCACATTTCCTCCTACATCTAGTTTTTGTGCTGGGTTTGTGCTGCCAATGCCTACGTTTCCGTTTATATCAATTCGAACCTGCTCAGAAAGAACTTCTGATGTATTTGCAGTGTTAAAGGTTAAAGCAGAAGCATCTTGAGTACCCCTATCTACGGTATTAATTGCCGCAACTACTCTTCCTCTACCTGAGTTTTGGCCGCTATTTGATCTAAATGCTATGTTATGACCAATCTTATTAGAGGTATATGATCCTGTTGCTGATTCTACAGATATGGCATAGTCTCCAGGATCAGCTGATAACGTTGTTGATGAACTAAATGATCCTCCATATACATGTAATTTTGACGCCGGATTTATGGTGCCGATGCCGACATTGCCAGTTGAAGATACTACTATAGGTGTTCTGGCATATGAACCATTTACATCGTATTGATTTATTCCAAATGAACCTGTGCCGCCGCCGCCAGATCTGTCGTTGACACTAACACTAAGATTTCCACTGTTATCATCACTAGCAAGTTCAATCCAATTATATCCACCAGAAGATACTTGTAATCTTGCTGCAGTAACAGCAGAAGCACGAATATCTACTTTTTTTATTGGATTATCAGTGCCAATGCCGACATTACCAGTTGAAGTTATACGAAGTCTTTCATCACCATTAGAATATAACGTAGTAAAATACGTTCCAGAACTATTATCTGCACCCATTCTTACTTCGCCAGTAGAAGTATTTGCGGAAAATACCGCTACTTGACCAGCACCACCGCCAGTCCAGTTTATAGCATATTTTGGAACTGTTCCTCCAATATCTGTAGATAATCTTATATTTCCTTCTTCTATTTCTAATTTTTCTTGTGGATTATCAGTCCCGATGCCGACATTTCCATCTTGGGATATTGTTACTGCCTCAATTTGAGACCCTTCTTGATTATCAGAAAAAATAGACAACGAGTTATTATTCCCAAGACGACCCCCCATATACTTAATGGAGAATCCATATGCAGCAGAATCGGATTCTCCATCATGATCTAGTACACCCTCACCATCAACTCTCAATAATGTAACATTATTGTCGCCACCACCAGCACCAACACGGATTGCAGTGCCGTTGTGTTCACTTATAAGACGAATGGTGGATGCTGATGTTTTTCCGAAGTCAAGTGTGTATTGTGGGTCAATGGTGCCAATACCAACTCTGTTTGTGTCCTCGTCGATAAATAACGTTCCGCTATCAAAGTTTACATCACCACCTGTCTGGGTCAATCCACCACCATTAATCCTCAGACTAGTCGAGGTGTTTACACTCTCGGGGATAAAGATTGCGTCTACGTCGTTGCCGATATATGCCATGGTTAATATAACTCCTTCTTATGAGGTGATTTCTAGAGCGTTTACAATTACATCGAGAGAGTCGACTGTGTCTGAGGTCACAGTGATCTTATCACCCGCCCCCGCCGAGCCGTTATATTCCATGATAAGTTTCTGCCCGGCCATAATCTCCAACGTCGAGCCAGACGGAATTGGGATATTTTTTGCCAAGTAAACATCATCTGAAGGAGCCGCAGTTGTTCCTGTTGCAGGGCGGTCAATCTGCACGTCTACGTTAATCGGTGTGGTGGCAATGTTTGATAATGAAATGCCAATAACAATTGTTGTTTTTCCTGAAGCGCCGCCCAGTTCAACTTGATATGCCGTTTCAGTTGAGGTACCAACGGATGATTTTGAATATGATTTGAAGGTATTTGCCATGACAGTTTGTTTTCCTTATCCTAGTGCAATTGCCAAGGCAATGACATCGTCCACAGTTGCGTTGCCGCTATTTAAGTCGTTAATTGCAGCGACTACATTTGTCTTAACGCTCGTAGTTAATGCTGTAAGATCCCCGACATCAACTAACTGACCAGTGTTTGTAATTACCTCTCTGGTCGGAGTTCCGCTGCTATCTACTCCAGTACCCGCAGTCAGGCCATGCCTGACGTGAAAATGCTTATTTGTTGCCATAGGTTCACTGTCCCCTGTGCCAAATTGTATATTATCTATTTAAGACTTTAAACAAAAGAACGGGAGGTTATGAAAGTACAGCAGTTCTTACAGCCTTTATCTCAATCTCGCCTTTAGTGGCTTCGTATCTAGAGAAGTATATCTCAACATCAGATCCATTAATCCCAGCAGAAAAATCTCCCATGCGAGCATTGAGCGTAGATGCTGTGCCATAATCCACAAGATCGACATCGGTGCCGTTGTGCACCACAAGAAGCTCGGTGATTTGGTAATTTGGAGTGAAACCTGGGCCGCCAAGGCTTAACTGAACAAAAAACTTAGCAGAGCGGTATGTTGTAGAGAAGGAATCAATTACTGTAGAAGTGGAGAAAGATGTCCGTGCTGGTTGATCAGAAGTGCTTACTTTGGTTTGAGTCTTACTTGCAGAGTTGCCATCCCAAAGAAAATCATACGCACCAAACTTAATCTCGTCGGAGAGATTGATCTCATACTCCCCATCTTGAGCAACAAATGTGCTGAAATTATATGTGTTAATTCTATGAGCTACGGCATTATCGCCCGTGACCCCAATCCACATATACCCATCTTGAAGCTGAGCAACATCATTAACATCTGGGTGGTTTACAAATAACCTCCCGCTGGCGCCATCTTCGTTGAATAAGATTGCAACTGGTTGTCTTATGCCATCAACGACAGACGGTGGGGTAAATGTCAACCCGCCACCATTTGCCACATAAAGTATTCTTCCAGAGTCGTCTGCCCCGCCAATCTCACCAGTGATCCCGGTCGTGTCTATACCGACCATCTCTCCGTATACCGTTGCAACTCCGTAGCCATTTGCCGGGATTTCGGCGTTAGTGACCCCAATGGCATTCATTCTAGAGTTAGCGCCAGCATCAGCAATGCCGACGGTCGCCATTTTCTTGATCGGGTCAAAACCTACAAAATACACGGGGGTAAGCGCAGGTATCGCCCCTCCTCCAGAGTTTTTGACGTTAATGGTCACAGAAGACGTACCCACTTCTGAAACAACACCATTAGTCCGACTATATACTCTTACGTTACCATTAAGAGTGTTTTGATAAATATCCCAGCGGCCTTCTGCAATTTGAGAGGTGTCTGGAGTATCGGCCAATTCTTTAACTTTAAAATTCCCAGACTGAATTACGTTATAGTTCTGATCTAAAATAAGCTTAGGAGAATAGGAAATTTTTACGTTTCCTGTAGCAAGCACATTACTACTTCCGTCATAGAGCTTAAAGGTATGCAGCGTAGCCTCAGCCACAGTATAGTTACCAGAAGCCACGCCGCCGGGTGTTGTTCCGTCGTTGAGATACTGATCTACAAATATTTCTTCACCGTTGAAAAACCCGTGATCATTGTATGTGAATGTGGATTCAGTAGCTCCTGTAACAGAGTCTGTTTGAAAAGATATTGCCGACTCTGAGCTAAATGTGACCACGTCAGAAGTAACATCGATGTCAGAAGAATCGATTACAAGATTATTTGCATTAAGCAAAACTCCGGTGGCAAAGTTGTGCTCGTCATTGATGACAAGAGTATTTGCTTTGGAGACATCTGTTTCATCATCCGAAGGGATAGTGGTTGCGTATCCTCTCAGCGCGGTCTTATCATTTATCTTAAGTCTGTTTCTTTCTGTGTGAATATAATCTTCGCCATCTGCCCCGTCTTTAAATTGATCTAAGTAATCATCAAGGATTGCATAAGTTCCGGCTCCGATGTGAATCCAGTCACCAGCACCTCCGTTGGTGTATTTATTCCACACCCAGAGTTGTACTTTACCTTCTGGGTCTAAAGGATCTTGTTTCTTTAGCCATAGCTCACCATGAGACAGATCTGGCCAGCCATCGATTGCTACAGATGGGTTTGGTGGATCCGCAGAATAAAAAACCCCACCGACTTTTCTAATATCGTTTTGATTATCTCTAATGTATAGAGAGATATCATCTTCGTCGTAATTTACGGCAATCTCACCGGCTTGGATGTCCGTGGAAAGTGGTCTTTTATTAAAAACTTGAGACCTTCTGTGAAGGATTACGTCTCTTGGTGAACCTGCCATTTTAGTATTCTAAAGCGTCAACTAAGTAATTTTCATCGGATTCTTGGAGAACATTATCAATTGTCTCAGTGATAAACGTTTCCATGTAGAGCTTATTTACAGCATCAAACTCATTTACAGGATCGGCAACGTCGCCAATGCGTTTCTTATTGACATTAAGAGCAACCTCTCCTGTATTTACATTTTCACCTATAAATACTTTATTTACAAATTTTGCCTTACCATCGGCGTAAATTGCACCGAGGTAATCTGTGGCAGAATTCTCCCATCTCTGAACTTCTGTAGTTGCAGAGTTGTTTGAAGAACGAACAATTAAACTTACTGGTAAGTTATTAGAGTCGGGATCAATTGTTACGTCTGTGAGACTTGTTGGCGACTTAGAAACGTAGTCTCCGGTAATAGATAACGCAGCAATCAACCCATCTACGTCTGTTTTTGTATATAGAACAGATTTTTGATAGTAGTTCTCTGCTAGGGTCGTATTGATTTGGCTAAATTGAGAAGATACGCTACTATTTACATAAGTAGTAGATGCATATGCAGATAAGTTTAGATCATCAATAAGCTGATCAATTTCTAGTTTTGTGTATAAAGCATTTTTTTGATATACACTAGAAGTGTCTGCTTTTGTATCTAAATACTTATCAACTTCTCTTTTTGTGTAAAAATCTCTTAGGTTAATTGAGCCGGGTGATTGTGTACCGCCTCTAAAAACATTTGGATTAGACTCTACAACTCTAGACGGAACAACCTGTTGTCTAGGTGATTGAATTATACCACCACCGCTAGGGCCACAATTTCCAGAGGAGCTATTACCACCAAATACGTTTGCCATATCTTACCTTAAACTTATAGGCTATCAATTTCTTCTTGAGTTAATACTTTTCTTGTTTGTATCTTTGCTGCTTCATTTAGGTCCTCGTGATTATCGCAACAAAGGGTGTTACCTTTTAAATCGTAATAAGGAATAGGTTGCTCTACGTAATGACCTTCTGATCCAATTTGTACAAACTGATAATTTGGCAATCCTGTGGCAGATTGCGGACCTAAACATTTATTATACCCAGAGTTAACACAATATAACTTATCCCAATACAAATACTTTACGCCATTCTCATCGGCAACCGGCTCATCATACGGGAACTTGGCATGAGCTCTTGCGTAGTATTCACCAGTTGGAATAGGCTTAATATTAATCCAAAGACAAAAAGCATCACTACACTCGGATTCTATTAGGACAAAGTCACCGGGCTTGTAATAATAGTCTTTTTTAATTCTATAAGTTTCCCAGTGGTCACTATCTGGAACAATAAGATCCTCGTTCCAATTTGACTCAGCTTCGCCCCAATTCTCAAGATATAAATCAAGAACATATGGTCTATATCTTTCTTTTAGTTCTTCTATTGTGGGTAGCTGCGCAGGTTCTGAAACTCTAATGCTGCAAACTTTATCCCACTTAGTTCTATCTAAAGGTGGAGAAAGAGCTGGGATATCTTCTGTTGCTTCATAGAGTGATATCAAATATCCGTCGTCCTCTATGTATAAGACCCGATCTCCTACGAAATACGCAATTGTTTCTCTATATAAAGAGATAGACCATTTGTCATTTGTCTCTGCGTAATTGAGGTTAAAAGTGCTAGGGGTTATTTTCCAAGGAAAGTCTATTCCGCCCCATGACTTATATACCCCCTTCTGAAACTCATAAAACTCATAGGTATCCAACAATTCTTGCAATGATATACCGCAAGAATTTTTATCTTTACAAGAGTCAGTGGGAGAGACAGGATCTGTATTTATATTAACGGCTTTAAGGCTCTCTACTTGGTCCTCATTTAGACACTTTTGTTGTCCGAATAAGTTTACCATAGATTATCTATCTCCGGCAAATCGAAGGGGCAGGTTTACGCGTACTACGTAGCTATTTTTTATCTGCATTTCATCGCCCCCGATTATATACCTATATCAGTTATAGGTAAATGTATCCATTACAAATGTAAGCTCTAGAGTCGATACGTTTGTAGATGATCTGTCTGCCTGACCAAAGTTCAGTGATGTAATCTGAGCATCGGGAACTGTAATTGTTCTATTGCCAAGTGGGCTTGGATCTTCACCGCAGCTGACAGGAGTCACTGTAAGGGTGATATATGAACAATCGTATGTCTTCCAGAAGTCAACAATATCGGCGTGCTTTTCTGGGTCGAAAGGAACAGAAAGAGTTACTTCAGCAAGAGTACGAGGACCCTTGAGCTGGAAAATACGACCTCTTACACCGTCGGCATACTGTGTAGTACCAGAGGTGTCTCTGATTCCAGAGAAAGTAGTGAAGTAGTGCTGGAAGGGGGAAGCCTGGATCCAGTACTGGGCTTGAGTAATTGGCTTATATGCTAACATAGTACGTTATGTATAATGCAATATTTCTAATAACTATTTAAACTATATGCACTATTGGAAATAGGGATCAAACCATCTCCAGTAGCCTTTGGACTCTGGGTCAAGTGTTACTGCTTCTCTATGAACTGCGTATCTATTAAGTCTGAATACGCTGTGATATAACTTCACGAGATCAGAAGAATCCTCTTCCGACAAACTCTCCTGCTCGATAAGTGCTTTAAATCTTTGTAATTCTGTCTCATGCTTAGACTTAACCGCTTGAGCTTCTGGAGGAATCCGGCGAAGATTTCTGATCTCTTCAAAGAACCTATCGATGACAAACACAATCTCACCTGGAGATGTAAACTCATCAATATCAAGCTTAGAGATCGCCATCTCATCGCCAGTGGAGTCTGTAACAATACGCTGGAATCCAACGTCATCAAGACTGCCCTTAAAGTTAGAAGCAATCGTCTGAGAGATTTTTTGTTTTTCAGATGGCTCTTCAAAGTCAAACAACTTCATGAGCTCTGAGCCAAACTCCATGTCTTCCGCCATTGGAGCCTCTTCCTCGCCATCTGGAGCCGGAGCAGCTCCTCCGTCCATAGGCGGCATCATACCTCCCATCATGCCTCCTTCTGGCATTTCCTGTTTTACCAGAGAAGGAATATTGAGTTTTTCTCTGAGCCAATCTACGTCTTCGATTTGATATCCAAGCGCCCCTAGCTGAGACAGAACCTGTACCATACGTACTGGATCTTCACGTTGTTTAAGATCTTCGAAGTTACGGGCCAATCGAGGAGGGTTTTTGCCAGGATAGTTGAGCTCTACAATCCAGCGAACTAATGTTGAGTTAATTGTTTCATCAAGCTCTTCAGAGAACGCCTTGGCTTTACGCATGCGCACTGAGTCGGCGATTTGATCGCGGGCAAATGAGCCAACACTTCCCGTCTCTTGGCCAACTGTTGTTTCGCCATTGATTACAAAGCTAATTTGCTGATCAATGTAGCTGATTAACTGATTATATAGTTCAGGGCGGCCGTTGCTCTCCAACCACTGAATATCCATCTCATCGGGAAGGACTACCGCGGTCTCTTGACCAAGACGCTGAAGAGCCGTAAATAGAGCATTTACTTCTTCTTCTGGAGTGCCAAGGCTGAACTTACCTACCGCGGTTGGGGTGGTATGCTTATCGGCGTATTGCAACCAGAAGTTGAGTAGTGTTCTTCTGAACTCAACCAGTGGGTATAATTGCCTACCTAACCCTGAGCCATGAACATCCATGAAGTTGCTATAGGCCCAGTGCCTATGCATAATCATTGAGCGAAGCGGAATACCCATGCCCTCCACCGGCGAGAACATAGTAATCAATCTTGGGCTCACTGTTCCGTCTTCGTTGAGTCTGAAAAGGAACCTACGTGGGTCACGGACTTTAATCTCAGAGGGCACGATGTATTTGCCCTGTCTCATCCAGCAAATCTCACTCACGGCCATACCGAGAATAATTGATTCGCACATTCCGCGGATAAACGTATCAAACCCTGAGTTTGCCGCTACTAATGATTCTTTGCCGTATGACTGCCGAGTATTACTACCCATGCGGTTAATCACTTGGCGAACGAACTCTGCTACTTCCTCATCTTCTGAGGAGTCAGAGGCGGGATATACCTCCCACGGTCTCTGTACAATTTCACCGATGAGCTTTTCCCAGGCCGCAAGAATTTGGCTGTCATTAAACAGCCTCATGTATTTCTCAATAGCCCTAGGGCCACCACCACCTTCTTCTAGAAGGATATCATCTCTACGCGGAAGGACTACTCCGTTAGTGAGATAAGGCGCACCTGAGTAGGAATAAGGATCAGACTTATATCCAGCCAGGTTGCCTTGAGAAACGCCCAGGGAAAAATACCGGTCGAAAAACCCAGATTTTATGTGTCTTTGGGGATTTTCAGAGCTCATTTGGTATTTTCACACATTATTCTTCGCTATCTTTAAACTCACTAGGGTCGATTACCTTAGTCAAGTCTATAAGAACTGTTTCTAAATTCATTAGTCGTTCGGTAAGTTCTTCTTTTGTAAGTTTGCCTTGTTCCCATTCTGAAATAAGTTCTTCGGCTCCTTCGACTTTTATGTTATAACCAGAGGTTAAGATGTTAATTCCTTCTTCCATAGTTCTTGTTCTTTGTGAATAGATTGATATAGAGCTTTGTATTTTTTCCTCCAAGCCTCGTCGTATTTTCTGACGTACTTGAAGTAGTTCTTTTCCCAGGTTTCTTTGTTATAGAGATCTTTATACTCTTCTGGGACTGTTTTAGCAAAGAGTTTTAATTCGATCGCGATGATAGCGCTGATAAAGTCTCCGCGTTTTGAAATGATTTGCTTCTTCAAAAGATCGAGAGGAATATGGGAACATTGTTCCTTAACAACTCTAAATAAAGGGGAGTTGAACAAATCGGAGTTCTTCTCTTCTTTTTCCTTCTTTATGGTTTCTTCGTAAGCATTGTCTAGAATGCTTCCCATGAACGTCGAGTTAAATTCAACATCATTGCCATCATTGATCTCGCGCCAGAATTTTTTAAATGACTCGTATCCGCGAACAATTGTTAAATGGGAGTAAGACTGGAGCTTTTGTCTAATCTCTCTTTTTGCTGCGTCAGCATAATGCATATCTTTGCCATCCGGCCAAAAAGTACTTCGTTGAGCCAAAGAGTTTGCCCAAAGAAACGTGGTAAGAAGTTTCTTAGTCCTAGCGTCTCCTAGGTCTTTTTTGGGAAGATCATCAATGTCCTTAATTGCTTTCTTCCACTCATAGAAAACATCAGAAGCTTTATTTTCTGATGCCTGCCAGACAGGTGTTTTTGAAAGCTTTCCGATATGAGTCTCGTCTAGTTCGCCATAGCCAGTGAGTTCGTTTACAAGTACATCATCTTCTGAAAGACTTTGGTTTGTAATTATTTTAGGCTTGGCAGAATTTTTTATATGAGCATTAAACTCAACAACCCATTTTTCATGAATGAGCTGTTGCTCTAGTTTCCATTTGTCGTGGGCAAGGATTTTATCTAACGCTGCTTCAGGCAGGTTGCATAGCGCTAGGATCTCCTGAGTTTGCATTAGTTTCTAACTTACGAAATTTTACGTCTATATAGCTCATTATATCACGATAGTTCCAGCAATTGTCAATTTTTCTAAAAAGTTTACTATCGACTCTTCCGAGATCCATGCCTAATGTCAATAAGTTGTTAAGGCTGTCCCAGCAATTACTTCCCGGTTCGTCAAACAAGAATACCATTTTATCATCTTCAACTTCTTGGCGCTCGATTGCATTCAGGACAAAAAACAAACTTGAAAGAGTAATTGTGTCCCACCCAGCAAAAACAATAAAGTCCGAAGATTTAATAGTTGCGTCAGTTACCGACTGACGAGTCTTTACCTCAATTCCTTCTCTTTCTGTCAAAATTTGCTCAAGATGCACGGCCATCTTATTGAGGTCAGATGTAGCATCTACAGATTTTGCTTTGATAATAGTTACAGAGATTTTGGCGGGCATAGTTTCACATAAGCTACAAAGCTTTAAACCTAAAGTTTAAAGTTTAAAAAAAGCGTGTTGATATGCTATCTGCATTAACTCTGAAGCAAATAGAGGCGATTACCTCAAACCTTCCTAAAATCATTAAGAGCTCTTTTGATGCGTATGAGTCAATTAACGGTAAGTTCAGCGTTAGTGTGCAAAGAAAAACATATGAGGATATATACTACGATTTTTTCTCCTCTATAATTAAAAGAATTGAAAGAGAAGATGCCATTACAATACTGCCACTTTATGATAAATTGGCGTACATGCTCGTCAACTTACAATTTAATGTAAGGCTATTTGTAGAGCTTACTTCTATAGTAGAAAAGGCAATTCTAGAGCTTACTATTAATAGTAATACACGTAATAGTCAACTAGAGCAGTTTGTTGAGACTTATATTGATAAAGTTATAAGTGCAGTTGCAGAGGAAAGAATTTTTCAAAAAGGGTTAGAAGCGGATCAGCTTATTCAACTTGTACAAGAATACGCACCTTCTTCGGTTGTAATAGAAGACACATTTAGATCCACTGACATAGATCATAGAACTATTTATCCTTTATTTGATAGAAATAACTATTGGGAAGTTCAAAAAGAAAACTATGAAAACTTTGGCAGAGATAAATATTCTACAAGGGAAGTAACAATATACCAAGGTAAAGTATATACGCTCAATCAAAATGTTTCAAAGCCTACAACTAAGGAATTTAGCCTGGATGAATGGGGCGAGTTTAGTTCAAAATTCTTATTGAAAAGTAACACTTTTCAAGAAAAACTTAAGTCAAACTTAAAGACTTATATTAATAGCTCGTTGGAAAATGTAGAAGACATAAATGGGATTATTTCTGACTCAAAAATCCAAGAGAAAAACAGCGTAATAACATACGACAAAGAAGATCTTAAGCTTACATTTGCTGGAGAAGGAGCTTCTATTACTGAAAACATCCTAAAATTAAAGACTCTTATTAAATATTTTGGAAACCATGAAGCTTCGCCAGTAGGAAATATTGACTATATATCTAGATATTGTGAATACCTGTATGGGTCACTTTATGGCAGAATCATAGGAAATGGCTTTACGAGCCTTGACGGTTTTAACCTTTTAGGAAAATTTAATTTACTATTTTCTTATGGAGAAAAAATAAATAGAATTGCTGGGCTAAAATTCTTAGAAAGTTTTAAGTCTTTAAAATCTTTTAAGCAGCGTATTACGCTGCCAGAAACAATCACGTTAACTAGTACAGATAAGAAAATTTATTCAAAAGCAAAATATAATCCTATCTACGCAAAATACTGTAATGGAATTGAAGATAGATTCTTCTTTCAAGAAATAAACCCGTACGTTGAAGCTATTGATGTTGATATCATTCTCTTCGGAATAGAAAGACTTTTGAGCGTTGCGAATAGACTAGGTGATACTATCAATGCACTAAAGAGTAGTCTTAGTCAACAAGGTATATTACCAGGTTACGAAGGCCTTGGCCCCATCTCAATACAAATTGAAGAGCTAAGTAATATATTCATTTCCACAACAGAATTAGAAGAAAGTTACGCCAATTCAAAAATTCTTCCTGGATTTAATGGAGCAATGGCAGGTCTTTTAAGATCTTATGGAAGGCTGTCTGATGTTTTAATTACTCCTCCTTTGACAGGTAGTGCCTTGGCAAGATTAAGCTTGTGGGGGAGAAAAATTCAAGGCGTATTAGAAAGAATAGTATCTGACATCAGTATCATAAACTATGCTCCTGGAGACTTCATCCCAAACATTTCCTTTAAAAAATCTACATTAGAAAGAGAAAAGCTTATTGATCAACTAAGATCTCTTAATTTTCAAGAAAGCGAAATTGATCTTTTTCTATCTGCCGAGACTTTTGAAGAGTTACTTATAAAGTTTGCACCTATTACCGATGCCGCGGACCAACTCTCATTCTTTAGAGGATATGAACTATCTCAGTTGATTTATGAGTTTGGCGGAGAAAGCGCAATTGACGCGTATATTTCTTATCTTTATGACTTTAGTGAGTCAAACTTAATAAACTTATTAACGTTTGCAACTAAAGATAAAACTTCTGGTGTTACTTTTAATGAAAATCGCTATGGCAAATTGGTAGGTTTGCTGATTAACTTAACCTTTGCAATTAATCCAGATCAGCTAATATTATTTAAAGACTATTTAGCAGGAAATGACCTAGATCTATTTGAGTCTATTACCTACCTTCTTAAGAATAAAGAAGTTAATCTTTTATTAGACAAAGATAGTATAGATCTTCTTCGTCCTATTACGGAGTCTTTGATTTCTGGTGCGTCTCCATTTGGATATAACTCCAGGTCTATGGGCTATGCAGAAATAAATAGAGAAGTGCCACTTGCAGTGAAAAAATGGACAGAGCTTATTGGAAAAAATCTAGGAAATGCTTCTACGAATCTTATTCAGAACCTATATGATAAGAGTCAGGGACTAACTCCTAGAGAGTTAATTACAATTTTAAACACAGGCTCAGAGCATAATCATAATGACTATGGTCAGCTCATTGATGGGTACGAGGGCGGAAGATTAACTAAGCTAATCAATTATGGATATCTTAGTGGCTTACTTCATAAACTAGGATATTACTCAAATTCTTATCAAATAAATAATTTTTATATTTCTGGATCTGGGCCAATAAGACTGGACTCATTAGTAGGGGTAGTAAGAAGCTTAGTTTCTTTAACAGATATTACTTTAACAAACTTTACCAACTCTATTTAGTATGACTTAAGCCAAGATTCGGTTGACTTATATCCATTTGAAAACTTATTTAATACTCAAAACAAGAAAATTGAAGAAGTTTCTAAGTTAGTTAAAGGGCTTTCCCCTTCAAATGGAGACATTTCTACGATAGGACTTCCAACTGTGTCTGGGTTTTCAGACATCATGGGGTCACCTGGTATTGGAAATTCGCCTGTTCCAGAGTCTATACCGAGAGAAAATACCATAACCCCAGAACAAGCTAACTTACTTTCTCCTCAAATTAAAAATTGTTTTTCGTTTATTGCAAATAAAACCTCAGAAGATGAGAGATCAAATGAAGTTACAAATAGATTTATTAGCTTTATTGAAGAAAATAAATTGATCGTTGGAGTTTCCGCAAAAGAAACAATTGTTGAAGCTAACTCAAATACTTTAAAAGCAATAGATAAAATTAAAGATTTTAAAGCTCCAAAAGCGCTAGAAGATAAAGACAGAAACGCGGATGTTAAGATCCCCTCTTTCTATGAAGGATCTAGGCTACAAGATAAAGTTAGCCAAGAAGAGATTGACTTGTTACAAAGTCAAGGCCTATTAACCAAATTCGATCCAGTGAGCTCATGTAAAAGATTTGGAGGAGAAAATTGCGATTCAAGAATAGAATCAGGAGTTAACTTATGTGGTGATATTAATAATAGATCTACTTATTCACAGAGAGACACGACCCCAAGCCAAGTATCTCAACCTGGATCTATAGGAGTAGATCGTCCTTTTGGATCTTTTGCGGAACTCAAGCCTGAAGAATTATTTTTACCCTATAGTCAAAATAACAAGCCTCCATATTTTGCTTTGCTGGGTAACGACGTTAAAATAAGCAATAACGGCAATCCAATTAAGCCATCTATTGATACAGAGCCACTGGTCTTTACAAAAGAACCTAACGTAGATGACTCTTTATACTCTTCGTATTATAACTCGGAATACGGATTAATTGAGGCCATCAAAGCGAAGTGGGAAAAAGACGAGCCGTTTAAATGTTCTTTATTAGAAGATCCGTATGCCTACCAAGCTTGCATGAACTTATTAAAATGCAAAAGATTTAAAAGAGGAGAAGGTACGTCGTTCTTAAAATTCTGTCCTAAGACGCTATCAGGAGGATTATTAAAATGAGAATATTTACAAGCTTTCTAATAGACGACCCAAATGTAACATTATTGCCTTTTGATAAAAGGCAAAGAAACCCATTTAATCACGTTACTTTCGCCCAGGAAGATATTATTTCAAATGACGAAGTAATGCTCTATAAAGAAAAAACAAACTCTATGGGGGTATCTATACAAACTTCAGGTATTGAGCCAATTAAAGAGTTAAAACTTACAAACCAAAATATTCTAACCTGGGATGATTTGTGGATTGATGCGGATAGTAAGTATAGCGTAGATCCTAAAATTGAACATATAAATCTTCAAAGAAACTCGTTGTTATACGCAAATTTTAATCTCAAAAGAGACTTCTTAAAGTCAATCAATTTAGAAGGTAATTCTAGTCTCAAGTCATTTATTGGCCCAGAACTAAAAAATCTTGAAGTGCTTAACTTAAATCAATGCGTTAGTCTAGAGTATGTAAACTTGGGGATTTCTAAGAACATTAGAGTATTGAGTTTAAAGAATTGTAGGCTTACAGAAGCGTCTATGGAAAGAACGCTTTCGTCGTTTATTCCTACAGTAACTGCTTCTTCAAATATATTGCCGGGTTCACTGCCCCCGTTCAGAAAAAACTACTCGACTCTTTTAGATTTGCGTGGCAATGATATTAACTGGGGAAATACGCGAATTGCTTCAAAGATAAGACTCTTAGTAACAAATAACTGGCTCGTGCTATGGGATAATCCGCCCCCAACAAGTGTAATCCCAATTCAAATGTACGCATTCTTCCCTAAGAACATAAAAGAAACAGAAATCAATCAATACTATGGCAGACCTTCGATCTAAATTTATTGAGGACTACGCCGGAGGATTACTTAACGTCTCCAGGCAAGAATTGGCCAGTACAGGAGAAGTACTTTCTCAGGATGGGTTTCTTTCTAACGCGGCTCTATTTGTAGAAGATGGATCAGGGACAAAGAGTGGTTTGCTCTTAGGGGCCTCACTTTGTGAGGTAGTGGATCCTACAACAGACCAAGGAGCTGTGAATGTAAGATACGCGGATAGAACGTATGCTAGTATTCGAGATCTAAAGATTTTTTCTACGGCAATTGCTTCTGCTCAAGCGGCTCTATCCGATGCTACTTCTACGTCAATCACAAACCTAGAAAATGCTTTTGAGCTTCTTGAAAATGCATTTGATGGATTACAAAATAGCGTTGATACAAGAAATGCGCTAATTGACTCTAAGATAGAAGAAATTAATACAGAAAGCTTAACTGCTCAAGTTTCTGAACTATCAACATCGCAAAAAAATCTAGATGCTCAAATTGCAAGTCTAAGCACCGTTATACAAGCAAGTTTTGCTCCGACTCAGAATATGCGAGCTATTTTGCCGGTGCAGTTTGAAAGTTATGGCGCTGTAGAAAGTCTTACAGTAAACACAGTGGCAAATCGTTTTAGAACTTCTGGAAGTTATACAATTACTGGTTTAACAAGTACAAACGGTACTGGATTAAATATTACAGCTGACGTTGATAGCGACGGATTGCTAACAGTGACAGGGATTACAAGTGGCGGAAGTAACTTTGTCGTTAATGACCGTGTGGTAATTCCAGATTCAAGTCTTGGTGGTGGTGGAGCAGATCCTGTTACTTTAACGGTTGCAACCATTATAGAATCAACTCCGATTGACAAACTTGTTCCTCAGGTCCAATTGCTAATTGAAAAAGTAAACGAAATTTTGACAGCTTTTTCCTAGAGAAAGACTTCTTCTAGCACAGCTTTTTCGAGCCTAATAGAATATAACGGGCCGATTTTTTTAAAAATTACAAAAACCATTCCTTCTTGCTTATCTTTTTCTGTTGGAAGGAGCTGGTTTGTTATGCTTTCTAGAGCATCATCGCCCCCAAGCATTAGTGCTATTTCTTGTTTGTCAAATAACCACGTAATGTCGCTTTTGTCTTTTGTTGCAACGTATAAAGCAATAGGACCGTTTTCTTTTATTGCCCTTTTAAACATTGGGACTAGTTCGCTTTCATCTTCAGAAAGGTTTTGAAAAATATTTTTAATCTTTTCGCGGTTTTTAGGATCTTCAAACATTACATTTTTTCAACATTAACACCAAGTTTCCTTAGCACATCAATACCGTCACCAATGCGATACTCTGTGCGATAATAAACTTTTTTAATACCGCACTGAGCAATCATCTTTGAGCAATCAGGGCAGGGGCTATGGGTACAAAACAATTCTGCCTTATCAATAGATTCAGATGACTTTGCCATCTTGACAAGGGCATTTTGCTCTGCATGAAGAACAAAAGGATTAGTACTTCCGTCTTCAAGCTCGCAGCAGTTAGTATGAAATCCAGATGGGGTACCATTCCAGCCATGAGCAAGTATGCTTCCATTTTTGACAACAATGGCCCCAACTTTTAATTTTTTACAATTTGAAACCTGAGCAAAAAGCTCGGCTGTTTTCATATAAGCTTCTTTTATCTCGGGTTTCATAGTCTACAAATATCTAACTATATTATATCACTTAAATAGGCTTATGTTTCACGTCCTTAATACCTTGTTTTTCTTTAAGAAATTTTTTGTAGGCATCAAACTGACGCATGTCCTCTTCTCCTAGAAAAACCTTACCAGTTTTGGGTGGTCTAATTCTTTTCTTCTCCGCTTTGACTGGTGGCTTAGATAGCTCCTCAGGGATCAAAGATGGCACGGGGTCCGTAAAAAATTCCTCTAGTTCTTCGTGAGTTGGAGAGGAGATCATTGAAATCTCAGACTCTTTTTGCTCCTCAAGATGTTTACTAGAGGTTGTTTTAGTTGTTGATCTTTTTCTAGTTGTCATAGTCTTCTCCTTTTACAACTGCTACAACCAGCCCATCCTTGGACTCTTGATGGTCCTGGATACTGGGTACCTGGGGCATCATCTGCAGGATTAACTTCATAGAGCCCTGGAGCAAGAGAAGACGAGGTTTTAGTCTTTCTTGTCTCGGTCCAGTTTTGCCAGCCCCACATGTCCTCAGATCCGTATACGTGGGGATTCTGACCAGAGTTTTTTGACATTGTTCTTCTAGTATTATATTCGGGTCCTTGGTTAACTCTATATGAACTTCTTAGGTACCTTTCTTGGGCCAAAGCTTGGCGGACATACGCGTTGTTCTGAGTAGTCCTTGCTCTATAGTCTGAGTTTTTGCGCAACTCTTCCCAAGACTCATACGGAGAGTTTGAAGAATTTATCGCCATATTTTACCTTATCTGTAGTGTCTTTAAACAAAAAATCAAAATTAGGGTTTAAAGAGAGTTACGTATATATCATTACAACCATGCCATCTAGTAAAATGTCTCGGCCCGGCGCTGAAGATGCCCAAGTAGACAGCTTTGATAGTTTTGATTTTGGCGAACCAGACGTAATCCCAGTAGAGATCTCCAAAGGTAAATTCCTCTATCTCAAAGAGCCCTGTGCTGAGGATCTAATCCACATTGCAGAAATCAACGACAACGAAAAGCTTGGGGAAATTGAAGCAACTCTACAAACAATCTGTGTTCTTCATCATCCAGAAGAGGGCGGAAAGAAGCTTTCTATGAAAGACGCTAAAAAGCTCACAGCTCGTCATCTAAAGAAAATTGGTGATGCACTCGCCACTCTGCTAGGCGGAGATGAGTGACAAGTACTCTGTAGAGAGGAATTCTAATTACACTATCTCGATAAAAGATAGGACCGGTAAATCTTTATCATTTAGAGATATTACCGGCAATGACTTAGAATATTTAGAAAGGTATTTTGATAAAGAAGGGGCACTATCTGCAGATGACATTATTAATATTTTAGAACATATAAATGTTTCTGGGGTTCCAATTAAAAGACTAACGCCAAGAGTTATCAAAGAGGTATTTGAAATAGTTGCTAAAGAAATTTTTTGCAACTTTATCCCAAAATTTAAGTGGTTGGAAATTTGTTATGCTCTTCAAAATAACTCATTTGTAGCTCTGGGGTTTTTTGAGTCTCAACCAATAACAAAGGTGATGGCGATGATTCAAGTACATCAAAATGCAATCGCAGAAATGAAGAAACCTCAGAAATAAATGACCGACGAACTTCGCCTAAAACTAATTCTCATTCTTTGTTCAATTACCGCCAAACAGGACCAAGTTAGGCTGAAAGAATTTGTTCAGGTGTGTTCGTATCACGTGACAGACACTGACTTTAATAAGATCATGAGAAAAGCTTTAAAGATCTTAGATACACAAAAATGTGGCTCAGAGAGTTGCCCAGATTGGCTAATGAACAATTTATTCGATTTATACAAGAATAGTTCAGAAGATTAAAGCTTATAAATAGCTGTTTGTTTAAAGGTCTTCTGAAAGGCCTCTTACTTTGTAAAGAACTATTTTATGGCTAATCCTGTAAACATCAATGTAGGCGCTATTCAGCGCCCTGGAGTGTTTGTTACTCAGTCTTCGACTGGTGGATTACCTCAACCCCTAGCCTCTCATGCTATTGGTTATATCTTTGGATCTACTCCTGTAGACCCATATGATGAAAATCCCGTCGATGAGTATTCAGCTCTCCCTCCTTACCAACCTACACAGATTGGTTCGTTAGAGGATTTTGTTCAGAAAGCTGGTGGTGCTCCTACCGCCGGTAATAACCCACAATCAATGATCTCCTACGATTCCGTAAGAGCATTCTTTGAAAACGTGGGCGTGAACGGAATTCTGTACTATACTCGCGTAACACCTACACCTGAAACTAAGGTTGTAGTAGATAAAGGAGCAGGTTGGAACCTGTTCTCAATCAAGATTGGCGACAGATACTTTGGAGATAAGTCACTCGGCATTAATGATGCGGATGGCGTAGAAATCAGAGTAATTACAACCACCGCCCTTGATTCTAATGATAATGCTTTTGATATTGTAGGATATCTTAAGCAAGACGATCCTGACTTCAATACTTTCTACAGAATTGAGCAAGATGACGAAGAAGCCAAAAACGCCACCTTCAGAATCTACTCTAAGGACGTAAGAGTTATCCCAACTGTTCAGAGCTTCAAGGCATATCAGATTTCTGATACCGCTTATGCAACTCCAACAGATGCCGGTGAAGTAAGCCGTTATGTCCCAACCAAAGAACTCAACTTCCGTTGTGTTTCTAGAGACGTAACAACCCAAGAGCCCATTCTCTTTGTCTCTGGTGCTGCAATTGGTAACTTCTTAGAAGAAACCTCTGTTACAGCCAAGACAAACGGAACTGCTTCATTCACAGCCTCTACCGGTGCCGTAGTAGTGGAAGATATTACCGATCTTTCGATTGGTACTGATGCTCTTGCCGCTGGTGATAAGGTCGTATTTGAAGGTATTGACCCAGGTCAAGTTGCTTATCCTGGAGCTGGTGAGCTTGCTGCTGGAAATATTTTCTACAGCACTGTTTACGAGGTCTTAAGTGTAGATGCTCCCAATAACTCCTTTATTCTTGACAACGGATCAGGTGCCGCTTTAACCTTCACTTCTGATGATCTTGCTTCGGTAATCAGAGTACGTAGACTAGCTTATGATCCTTCGGTTCTTGCCGACAACCTCCAAGCTGTTGAAGATTTCCTTCTTGATCAGGAAACCTATGCAACTGCTGGTGACATTCCCGACAACAAAATTGTAGCCGTTTCTACCGACGAAAGAGTTGGTAAAGATGACCACATTCGCTGGGCTGACTCATTTGCAGCTTACTATCAGTGGGATGCTTCTGGATCTGCTTTTACCGCCGGTGCTGATGGCTCTGGTCTAACTGCTGCTCCTCAAGGAACAATCACTTCTGTTGGTGGTAACGTAACCAGAACAGGATATGTACCCGATAGCGTTCAGGTCTTCTACGTAAACGTTGCTGGTGAGAACAGAGTTGTTATTGCCAACGGCGCAACTCCTGCTGAACTTACCGAAAGCATCTCTACTTCACTCAGAGAGATCCTCGAAGAGAAGAACCTCGATGCATATTACATCGTTGAGTCTGTTGAAGTTGATTATGAAACCGCTCTTGGAGTTGGTGGATATGCTCCTAACAACGGCGAAGCAATCGGAACAACTCTTGGAGTAACCGGTGCTCCTGCTCTCCGCCCATCTAGCGAAGGCAAGACCCTAACTGGAACTTCTGCAGTTACCTCTGGTAGCACAACCATTCAAGGCGCTACTTCCTCTCAAACTGGAACAATTGAGATCCAAGCCAATGGCTCACTTCTCGGTTCTAGCACTGAGTTCCTTAGCGTAATTGCTCCTGGATACAGAATCCTTGTTGGATCTGATACCTACGAGGTTGTAAGTGTTGCTTCTAACACTCAGGCAATCGTCCGTAATCCTTCTGGAGCTACCGTAGCCTCTGGTACTTCATACAGCACAGTTGCTACTAAGTTCACCGAAGAGCTTTATGCCGGTTCACACGTTGTGATCAACGGCTACCGCTTTGAGGTCAGCAGCGTAACCAACGACGCAGCTTTCGTTGTTGATACCGCTCCTACCTTTACCGCAAGTTCAACTGTAGTCTATCTTGATAGCTCAATCAGCAATGGTTTCTATCGTCATGACTATGTTCTCAGAGTGAAGATCACTTCTAAGAACGGTATTCCTTCTCCTGTTGTTCCTGGCCTTAACCGCTATGGTCAAAAGGATGCCAATATCGTCAGAATCAACTCACTCGATGAGGCAGCTGATTTTGCCAACTACAAGCTTTCTGCTAAGGCTCATTCACAAGACTTTGTCTATGCTATTGAGCAGGGTATGGGATCTGGTGATTATCGCCCTGGCTTCCTCTTTGCCCCTGAGGCATTTGGTGGATTTAAATCAGCAGTCGGTGGATTAAGCAAGACTCAGGCCCGTGAATAAAGAGTAAAAGTTACTCAGGCGCTCCTCAGAGCCGCTGAAGGTAAGCTTGGTGAGGTTGAGGGTATCTCTGGTACTCAACATATTGCTCTTATCGATTGCGGAGCTGATGAACTAAGTCTCAGCGAAGTACAAGATGAGTTAGCTTACATTAAGGGAATTGCTGGAGCTCCATTTGGCCACGCTGCCTTCTACGCTCCTTATATCAAGAACGCTGCTGATCGCTTTGTACCACCTAGTGGTTTCATTGCCGGTATTGCTTGTTCAAGATACGTAAACGAAGGATTCCAACAAGCCCCTGCTGGTGCAAGATATCCGCTAAGAGGAGCCAATGCCCTCCGCTTTGATATCACCGCTCAACAGCAAGAAGTAACATATCCTCTAGGCCTCAATCCAATTAGAAGCCTTCCTAACAGAGGTATTGTTGCATGGGGTGCTCGTACAACTAGCTCCAATGCTCTCTTCAAGTTTGTCAACACTCGTGCGATCCTTAACGTACTCCTTGATGTTCTTGCAAGAAGCTTCGATGATATCCTCTTTGAGCAAATTGATTCGGCCGGTACACTCTACGCCAGAGCGAAGTCTATTGCCACTCAGGTAATGGGTCAACTCTATCGTCAGGGTGCGCTCTTTGGCGCAAGACCAGAACAAGCTTATCTAGTTGTTTGTTCTGATGCTAATAACGCTGTTAGTGATCTAGAAAACGGAACGCTTAGACTCGATGCTTATGTGGCCACATCGCCAACTCTTGAGCGTCTTGTTGTTACCGTTGTAAGAACACCTGCTGGTCAGGTTGCTCAGGTACAAGATACCTTCTCTAGAAACATTGACAGATTCGACTATCTTCTTAACGCAACTACAGTCTAATAATTGAAAATGTCTGATAATCAGGAGCAAATTTTAAACGCTAAAGAGCCACTTTCTTCCCAACAACCCAAAAAGGTTGTGCACATCGAAATGTTCAGAGCTGGTCCTCAGATCAGCTCCTCTGGGCAGAAGATGATGTTTACGGAGAAAGATCTAGATCAGGTGGTCGGGACGTATTCTCCCGAGCAACATGAGGCCCCTCTGATTATCGGGCATGATCAAACAGACTCTACGCCCGCGTTGGGATGGGTAAAAAATCTTTGGAGAAAAGGTAAAGCTTTATGGGGTAACGTTGAACTTACCCCTAAAGCCGAGAAACTGATTAAAGATGGAGTGTTCAAGAAAGTAAGTAGTTCTTTCTACTTACCAGATGCGGAAACAAATCCCCATCCTGGGAAATTGGCACTTCGCCATCTTGGTCTTGTTTCGATTCCCGCCGTAAAGGGTCTCACAGCTTTTTCCGAAGGTGAATTTAATGACGAAAAAATTATTAACCTAACTCCCGAACCGGGAGAAACCGTTATTTCGTTTAAAGAAGCCTTAGAAACAAACAACTCTACTATGACTAGAAAAAAGAAAACTACTGGCGAGGTTCAGGAGGTCTCAGTAGATCAGAGTGTTGATCATGCTGAAGGCGGAATGACCGTCAACATTAACATCGGAGGCGGCAAGCCTTCCGTATATGACGACTCTGGCAACCAGGTCGATGAAACTGGCGCTCCAGCCGATTATAAGATGGAGTATGCCTCTGACGAAGAAACCGAAGAAGAAATGGCTCCTGAAGCCGAAGCTGAAGCTCCTGAGGGCGAAGGTGAAGGCGATGACATGGGCCTAGAAGACGAAGGTGGCGAAGAAGAAGCCCCTGAAGCCTCCGCCGAAGGCGAAGAGGAAGAAGGTGGTGAGGAAGAGATGGGATCCGAGGGAGAAGGCGAAGAGCCTGCTGGTGAGGATGGCGCGGACGATATTTCTGGAGAGATGGAAAATAACGACAAGAAAATTGCCTCTCTAGCAGCCGAGTACGAAGAAGACGAGCTCTTCCAAGCACTGGCTCTCAAGAAACAAGCAACCTCCATGATGGAGAATGATATGTCCTATGGCGAAATGCCCGAAGGACTTAAGAAGCACATGGAAGAGAAAGAAGGTAAGGGAGAAGACGAAGAAGAAGAGAAGAAAAAGGAAGCTGACATGGGCGAAGAGCAAGTAAGCGATAACGCCGAAGAAGCTCCTGAAGAAGAGAAGGGAGAAGCCAAGGCTGATATGGCCGAGGACGAGGGCGAAAAGGAAGAAGAGGAAGAAGAGAAGAAAACTGATATGGCCGAAGTGGTTAAAGAAGAAAAGAAAGAAGAGTCAGCCGACCACGCTGAAGAAGCTGCACCTGTGGCTACAGAATCTCTAGATCATAGCGAATCCGCTATTGGAGATCAGAGCATTGATACACTCAACGCTCGAGTAGCCGAATTGGAGGAAGAGCTGAACAGACAAAGAAAGCTTGCTCGCGAGAAAGAAATTTCTTCGTTTGCTGAAGGACTCTATGAGTCTGGTAAGCTCACTGAACAAGTTGTTCCTAAGGGAGACCTTGTTCGTTTCATGGAGACTCTTAACTATAAGAACTCTGTTAATTTCTCTGAGACCGGTAAGGCTTCTCAATTCGACTTCATGCGTGGAGTACTTGAGTCCCTACCTTCCATGGTCTCCTTTGAAGAGTTTGCTACACCTGCTTCTGCTCCTAAGAAAGCAAAGTCGGTTGAGCCTAACGCTTCTGGATACGCATACGATCCAAACACTGCAGACGTTCACGCCGATGCTCTCTCATACGCTGAGGAGAATGACTGCGACTACTTAACTGCTGTTAAGTTTGTTATTGCTAACAAAAACTGAGGTAATTACTAATGGCAACAGACCCCCGTTATATGTCTTTTGACCATCAGTACGTCGAGACCGTGGAAACCAGTGCTTCAATCGCTGCCCACCGTTTCGTAACTCGTGCTGGTGCTTATGCTGGAGCCGGCGCTTATGCCGCTGGAGTCTCCATTTTTGATGCTCCTGGACAAGGTGAACTCACCGCCAAGGGCTACCAAGTTGATGATGGTTCTACTCTCATTTATGAGGGTCAGCTCAACCCATCGACCACACCTTCGAAGCCTGGAGTATTCCCCTATCAGGGTCTTCTTTCAGTTGTAACCGAAGGAATCGCTATTGTTGAAGTAGGTTCCGCAGCAACTTTTGCTGTTGATGATGCTGTAGTTGCTGGTGCCAACGGCGTTGCTGTTGCTGCTACTACTGGCGATCTTGTTCTCGGGCGCGCTCTTGACGCAGTTGGAACAGCTGGTGCTGGCCAATATATCCGAGTTAAGCTTGATCAAGCTGGCGCTGCTTGATAGATACTGAAGGAGAATAACTAATCATGATGAATTTAGATCAGGTTCGTGTAATCGACCCAATCCTGACCCAACTGGCTCAGGGCTATAAGAACGCTGAAGGCGTAGCTACATTCTTCGGTCCTGCGGTATCTATGAATACTCGCGCCGGCCGTACATTGGTATTCGGTAAGGAGGCATTTGCATCGCAGTCCTTCCTCCGTGCTCCTGGAACTAACATCCAGAAGATTCAGAACGAATTCGGAACCCGTTCGTTCGCTCTCCGTCAGGAAGCGATCAGCTGGGAAATTGCCGAAGAAATCGCTGCTGAAGCCAAGAATGGTGCTGCTCAAATCGACCTTCGCCAATTCGCTGCTAAGGACGCTGCTAATCGTCTCATGCAGTCCTGGGAAATCCAGGTTGCCGATGCTGTAACCGCTTCGGCATCTTATGAAGCTGGTAACGTATTCAACCTCGCCACTCGCGCAGGCGGTGCTGACCAGTTCAACCAAGCTACTTCTGACGTTGAGGTTCTAATCGACGAAGCTAAGGAAGCCGTTCGTTCACAGATCGGTGTCTATCCTAACAAGATGGTCATCTCTCCTGATGCTTTCAACGCCCTCAAGCGTAACAAGAGAATCCGTGACTTCATGCAGCGCGGTGTGCTTGTTAACGAGGCTTCCCTCGCTAACATCTTTGGTCTTGACGAGATCCGTGTTGCACGTCGTCTTAAGCTCGGTTCTGATGGCCAGAGCCTTGAGAACATCTACGACAACGTAGCCGTTCTCTTCTACCAGCCTTCTGGTGCTACTGACGGTTTTGCTCCTGCTCTGGATGCCAACTATGGCAACCCTGCTTTTGCTTACACCTACACCCTCGCTGGTTATCCTATCGCCACTCCTGAGCGTTTCAACATCGAGCGCCGTGTATTCACCGGTGACATCCTTGTTGAGCGTAGCTTCGAGCTCGTTGGCATGGGTGAGAACGGTAAAGTTGGCGCTGGTGCCATCTTCACCAACGTAGTTGCCTGATAATCTATATCACAACTAACCCAAAACAGGCTGGCCTTCGGGTCAGCCCTTTTTGTTTAAAGTAAATGAGAAGAAGTTATAGTCTATGTCAGGTCCCCAGCCACCTAGAGATATACACGGAGTTGCAAATAATTGTACCCCAGCAACCGTAGATTATTTTATTTCTGTATTTGGATATGCTGAAGCAGTAGAGCTTAGTAATATTGAAGATCCAACAGGAAATGAAATTGATATAGAAAAAATACAGATTGCTTTAAATGACGCGGGTCAGCTTATTAATAATTTTATTGATAGCGCGCCTCCTCAGGGTAAAATTTTAATCGCCGGTTCGTATCGCAGAAGCCAAGCAACAATTGCTAGGTATTATTTAGATATTTTACGTCCTAGAACTCAGGTTCAAGAAGCGGCAGAAAAAGCTCTTCAGCAACTTGAGCTATGGGCATCAAAAGCAAGCCCAAGTGCCGGATTTAAGTGGAAAGAAGCTTACTCTTACTGGAGATCTGGTTGCTCAATGACTAAGAGCTCTTACCAGAGAGGCCGGAGCTTTACAGATCCGTCGCTCAATAAGTGGGTACTTCGTGAAGGTAGTAATGACCGAGGATTCCCCTTCGCTAACAGAGAAGCCGTGGTTCTTAATCGAAACCATGAGAAAGGTCTCTCATTGGAGACCCAAGGAGTCAATGAGGTTATTGCAGATAGCGCATATAAGATGAATGAGTTGGTTGGCGCACTTGAAAATACAAGAAGTATGTCCAGCTTTACAAATACTGACCAAGCAGTTAAGCCTGAAGAAGGAGATGGCTTGGTTGCAAATAATACCACCCCATCCGCCGACGGTGAGTTTGATAATTATGGCGGACTAACTA